TTAACCTTACAATCATTGGGGATTATGTTCCACCTGTGCCTGAAGTAGTTGCTGAAGTTGCACCAACAAATAGTATTTAATCATATCTTTGTAAAAATCAAATAAAATGAAATACAATCAGCTAAACATCCTAGTGGCGTCAATTAATGCCGTTATTGGTGGTCAAGAGACCAAAATTCAGAAAAAGTTATTTAAGTTGTACGAGAAGGTAAAGCCTTTTCACGAAGAGTATAACAAGCAACGTGATGAACTACGCTTGGATAATGCCGCAACTGATGACAAAAATATCCTTTTAACAGATGAAAAAGGAGAGTATAAATTCAACAAAGAAGGTGTTAAGAAGTTAACCAAAGACATTGAGGCTTTAAACGAAAAGGAATTTGACTTTAAGCCTATTGAAGTTATTAACACTAATGGATTAGAAAAGTTCACATTCTTAAAAGATTGGACTAGAGGCATTGAGTTTGTTGACGAAGAAGAGGAGGAGTTGTAATGGATATTCGTAAAATATCAATAGGACCCGACTACAAAGGCGGTGCTATGCACTATATTGTAGGGCAGAAAATCCTTGGCGATACTAACGAAATTCATCTTATCAGGATTAATCCTGAGAAAGAATCTATCCAAATCTTTATCATAAATGAGAAGGCGGAGGTGGTGCTTTGGAAAGAGTTCACCTCCACCATTCCTATATCCATTGAATATAACATCAACATCTAATGCAGTCTCCATTCTACTTCATAGCTAAGCCTGTGAATGGAAGAAGGTACGACAATACAAAAGAGATAGGAGGTGTTGACTTTATTGTCAGCACTTCTGAGGAGGACCACAAGTTCTCTAACCGATTTGCAGAGGTCGTTGAACTTCCATTGGGTTACAACGGTCCTATCAGGGCAGGTGACACTTTACTTGTGCACCACAACGTATTCAAGTTTTACAATGATATGAGAGGCAGGCAGAAGAGTGGTAAGTCTTTTTTTAAAGATGACCTATTCTTTATTGAGACCGAGCAGTTCTATATGTATAAGCACGACTCCACGTGGAACGCTTACGATAGATACTGTTTTATTAAACCTATCTCAGCTACAGAAAGCTATATCAAGAAGCCATTTTCAGAAGAACCTTTAATGGGGATAATGAAGTACCCTAATGAGTACTTACTTGAGCGTGGTATCAAGGCAGGAGATATGGTATGCTTTAGCCCTGATAGCGAATACGAGTTCACGGTAGATGATGAGAAATTATATAGGATGTATGACCACCAAATAACAATGAAATTATGAATCTAATCACATTCGACAACATTATTAAAGACCCATTATCTTATGTATCAGATATACACTTACACGAATTTCAAGACGTGGCAGACGGGGAGTACACTTTCAGAAATATTCAGCCAAGGGATGGTAACGATGAGTTTGCCTTATACGTCACTAACTTATTTCTTGGTTACAAGGTAGACTTAAACTTTATTCGTAAGTCACCACTACATCAAGAAGAGCCAAACTTTGTACATACAGATGAGATGATGGGTGATATTACCTGTCTTTTGTATTTAAATGAGCAGGCACCTGAGGATGACGGGACTACTATCTATGATGAGGACAAAAAGCCACTACTTACAATGTACTCTAAGTTTAATCGTATGATAGCTTTTAACGCAGATGCTCCGCACTCACGCAATATTTTTGATAACTTTGGAGAAGCAGAGTCTGCAAGGTTGGTTCAAATAATATTCTTAAAAGCTAAGTAATGAGAGATACTAAAGAGATAAAACTACGCATTATTGAAGCGGGATACAAAGCCGTTAGTCATCTTATAAAGGTGGCTGAGGAAGATATTATTAATACTGAGTCAGATACAGACGTGTCAGCAGATAAGATGAAAAATGCAGCAGCAGCTAAGAAGTTAGCTATTTTTGATGCGTTTGAGATACTAAGTAGAATAGAAGCGGAGAAAGAAAATTTGGATTCCGCAGACAGAGGAATAAGTAAAACAGATACAAAACAAGGATTTGCAGAAAGAAGGTCAAAACAATAGTTTATGCCGTATAGTTGAAAGTCATATACCGGCTGCCGTCATCTCTAATAAAAATAGAGTGAGGTCGTGGTTGTATGGTTACAATCCTCAGTATGATATTATTGTTATTTCAAAGACCGGACAGATAGGGCAGATAGTAGAGATAGAGGGATTGTTTATTGCCCTTCCACCTATTCCCGATAAGTGTCTTCAAAGACACACATCTAAAGCAGAACAGTATTGGGAGCGTCAAGATATTCCACGTGAGTTATCCAAAATACAATCTATATTTCAGTGGAACGAAAAGCCAAAAGAATTTAAAGACCGTTGGGTAGATTACATCGAAAAAGAATTTGACTATAGGGAGCAAGGGTATTGGTTTATGAACAATGGTGTTAAGACCTACATAACCGGTTCTCATTATATGTACTTGCAGTGGTCAAGTATTGACATAGGCTATCCTGATTTTCGTGAAGCAAATAGAATCTATTGGATATTTTGGGAAGCGTGTCGTGCTGACGCAAGGTCATTTGGTATGATATATTTAAAGATTAGACGTTCGGGATTCTCGTTTATGTCATCTTCTGAGTGTATTAACATAGGTACGCTCGCACGTGACGCACGTATAGGTATCTTGTCTAAAACGGGTGCCGATGCTAAAAAAATGTTTACAGATAAGGTTGTCCCTATTAATAGTCGACTTCCTTTCTTTTTTAAGCCAATAATGGATGGAATGGATAAGCCAAAGACTGAGTTGGCGTTTAGGGTTCCTGCATCTAAGATTACTAAGAAGAATATGTACGAAGCCAACGATAATGAGATTGACGGATTAGATACATCAATAGATTGGAAGAATACGGAAGATAATTCTTATGATGGAGAGAAGTTACTCTTCTTGGCTCACGATGAGTCAGCCAAGTGGACTAAGCCTGTAAACATTAAAGAGAATTGGCGTGTAACTAAAACCTGTCTTAGGTTAGGTAGTAAAATTATTGGTAAGTGTATGATGGGTTCAACATCAAATGCATTAAGTAAGGGGGGACAGAACTACAAAGATATTTATGAGGATTCAAATGTAAAGATTCGTAACGCCAATGGACAGACTAAAAGTGGCTTATATGCCCTGTTTGTGCCTATGGAGTGGAATATGGAAGGATTCATTGATAGATATGGTCATCCTGTATTCCGTAAGCCTGTTGAGGCTATAATGGGTGTGGATAACAATTGGATTATAAATGGAGCCATTGACTATTGGGAGGCAGAAGTAGACTCATTAAAGACTGATGCTGATGCACTCAACGAATTTTATCGTCAGTTCCCACGCACAGAGTCTCACGCTTTCAGAGATGAGAGTAAGCAGGCTTTGTTTAATTTAACTAAACTATATCAGCAGATTGACTATAACGACTCAATGATTAAGGGACAATACCTTACTCGTGGGTTATTCTCGTGGAAGGATGGTATAAAAGATACTCAGGTAATATGGACGCCTGATACTCGTGGTAGATTTAATATTGCTTGGGCACCGCCTAAGCATATGCAGAACAATATTCACATACGCAATGGAATTAAATATCCCGGCAATGAGCATCTTGGCTCATTCGGTTGTGACTCTTATGACATATCAGCCGTAGTTGGTGGACGTGGTTCTAATGGTGCACTACACGGTATGACTAAGTTTCATATGGATGATGCTCCTGTTAATCAATTTTTTTTAGAATATATTGCTCGTCCACAAACAGCAGAAATATTTTTTGAAGAAGTATTAATGGCGTGCGTATTCTACGGAATGCCTATCTTAGTGGAGAATAACAAACCAAGACTTTTATACCACATAAAAAATAGAGGATACCGAGGTTTCTCTGTTAATAGACCGGATAAGCAAATGGCTAAGTTAACAAAGACTGAGCGTGAGTTAGGAGGTATTCCAAACTCATCTGAGGATGTAAAGCAAGCACACGCTTCTGCAATTGAATCTTACATTGAGAAATTTGTAGGATTAGATTTAGAAGCAAAATATAGAGACCCTGAAGAAATGGGAACAATGCCATTTACAAGAACACTTGAGGATTGGGCGAGGTTTGATATAAACGACAGAACAAAATTTGATGCGTCTATTAGTTCAGGATTATGTATAATGGCAAATCAAAAGCATTTATATATGCCTGAGAAAAAAGAATCAAATTTAATTATTAACTTTGCTAAGTACAAAAACGATGGAACAACAAGTCAATTAGTTAGATGAAAAATGTAACAATACAAATAAATGCCACATCTTTCCCAAGTCAATTAGCAACTGATGCGGAAAGAGCATCTGATGAATTTGGT